CTCTTAATCTCTCCAGATTTTAATTTATTAAATTTTTCTGCAATAATTTTATGATGGTACCCTTCTATAAATTCGGGCCACATATGTTTTACAAAAGTCAAAAAATCTTCAGTAATTTTTTTATGTTTCTGTTTTCTGTCCAATTGGACCAAGTATCTTTTGTACTTTTTTCTGGTATCTGGGGGAAGGTTCTCTAAATCTTCTTCTAATAATTTTTTTATATCAATATCTTGCATAAGTACTCTTATGGGTGTCAAAATGATTTTTACCCTGAATAACTGTCTAAATCAAGGCATAAAGTCGAAAGCAGTGGGACCCCTTTAAAACGTGCGCGATACAACCTGTGATTGATTTACTTTTTTCGGATTGGACTTGGTACCTCTATGAATTGCGGCACAACCTGTGCTTGCACTGTTGCGCAACGCGCCGCGAAGCGGCGCACAACCTGTAGTTGCTGCATAAACTACATGGCTCGCGCTATGCAATTTTTGCATAGGGTCTGGGATTTTCCCAGACCCCAGATATTGTGTTAGTCTAGTAATACCATATATGCCTCTGCATTATTCTGTCTGAAATAGTTAAGACCATCTCTAACTCTGTTCCATAGTTTAGAATGACCATCGATACCAACTTCCTTATCCTCTAACGTCGCTGCTAGTTCATTGATAAAGATATCATCGTGTATTTTTGCCTCGTGTGGTGTTAGTAAACATGATTGACCATTGAATCTATTCTTTCTTTCCTCTGTTGCGTCGATCATTGTTTCTTGTTTTAATTTTCCCATTTTATTCCTTTCGTTTAATTAATCCCATTATATCTTATAATGGGATTAAAGTCAAGTGTTATTTTAATCTAAATGTATAGCCGCCATTTCTGCATTTATCCACTCAGCCCATAGTCCATGCTTATCTAAAATTTCAACTACTTCTTTATAAATTCCAAAATCATCAATTTGAGTATTATTTGGATTACCTCTAGCATGATAATCTCCAACGCCTTTTCTATCTTCTGCACCATCACACCAAATTTGAAATTCTCCACTTTGGTGGCTAATCTCTTCTACTGCGTAACCTTTTTTTTCTAACTCGTTGTATGCTTTTCTAGATTGTGATTTCATTTTATTCCTTTCGTTTAATTAATCCCATTATATCTTATAATGGGATTAAAGTCAAGCTTTATTTTTAATTATTTATACAACCTCTAGTTCGCTATCCTCGTCGCTCTCATCTGCTTTTTTAATTGTGCCAATTTCTTTAGTTCCTTGAAAGTGTGAATATTCTTTAAAATAAGAATTTACTACATCTGTCATATTATCTTTGATGTCATAGTTCTCAATATTTCTAGTAGATGTTTCATTTAACCATTTGTCAAATGCCTCTGTTTCGTTTTTACCTATGACTTGAGTTTTAATAACTAAAGTTATTTCTTGCTCAAACTCATAAACTTTTTTTCCGATGTCGCTGTCTGCTAACATTAGTTCTTTTGATGCTGTCATAATATACCTTTCGTTTAATTAATCCCATTATATCTTATAATCAAATAAAAGTCAAGAACTATTTTCAATTATTTTTCTTGTCGCTTGATATGGCTCTCTTGTATGTTCGTTACCACTCCACCTATATCTATAACTTTCATACTTTTCTGTTCTTACTTTTATTGGTGTTTCACTTGGTTGCTTAACTGAATAAGTGTTAGCAATCTCAACACAAAATTTATTTAAGAATTCAAATAAACATCTTTGATTGCAGAAGTAATCCCAAATATTCGGGGTGTTGTCATTAGCATAATTATATCTGCCAACTTTTATTTTAATAGTTCGCAATACTTTATTGTCGCCAGTTCCTCGTACCCTCGATTGAGTTTCAATCGTATGGCAACTGGGATTATGACACCAATTATAATTGCTCATTTTCTTTTGCCTTTCTAAATGCCTTGTCTAATTGTTCTTGTTTAAATAGTTCTATTTCTGCCTCTCTCTCAAAATGAATTGATACAAGAAATAAAACGAAACCACCAATTATAAGTGCTATACCTATGTATAGCACTATATTATAATTTATATCCATTAAGCTATTTCCTTAATTGCCCATTGACCTACTGCTTGTCGCCAATCGCCAAATCCACCAGTTTTATTTTCTGCGTCAAAATCCCAGTAGATAAATCTGTCGTTGCCATTTTTATCAGTTAAGATTTTACCAAGTACACCACTTCCATTTTTTTCTGCACTTGCCATTCTTGTTATTATTTTCTTATGCTTTTTTGCAAAGTAAGTTATGTAAAACTTCTTTGGCATATTGTTTATATCTTTCATAGTATCCTCTTTCGTTTTTATTTATACTGGGATTATATACTATAATCCCAGTAATGTCAATAGTTAATTTAAACTATTTTCGCTTTGGTTTTGCTCGTATAATAACCTCGCTTTTATTTTTTCCTCTCTTGTTTGTTCTTTCTTGTTTTTCATTCCCTTAATTCTATCTGCAAGATTTTTAGGATTGTAGATAGTTAAGCCAGTAGAGTTAGTTCTAATTATTTCTGCGTCATTAATATTTAAACCAAGTTCGGTTGATAACTCAATCGCCTCGTCTAAATATTTATAACCTTTAAGACCAACTTTAATTTCTTTCATCTGTTGTAAGATAGAAGAAATCCATTTTTGATGTGCCATAACAAATTGTGCTTTTTGTTTTTTCCAATCTATTAAAAACATATACTCTTGTTCAGTACAAGCAATAGACCTATCACGACAATAATTTCTACCAATTAAATCTAATTGGTATTTGTCATTCCACTCTTTGCCATAACCACTATCATCATTTCCAAGATATTTATTATTGTTGTCAACATATTTTGTTTTGTGAGGGTTGCTCTCTTTACCCTCTTGCTCAATCAAAATATCTGGGTTGCAATCATCTTGTGCTTTTAGTTCATCACGAAACAAAGCATAACCATAACCACTATCATCACGACTATAAGAAGAATTGTTGTCAACATCAATACTGCCATTTAATCTAAAATCAAAATGACTTTCTATTGTTGCCTCTTTAACAACTGGATTATTATCATAATCTCTTTCTTCTTTTGTTCCAAGATAATGAAAATGAAAGCAACTATCTTTTGCAATAGTAGAAACATTTTCAAACTTGTTTTGTAGATGATATGCCATTTTAACATCATCATCAGTATAATGTCGTCTAACTATTTTGTGTGCCATATTCCACGCACTATCATTCAAGTCAATTTGTTCGCCTTTCAACTTGTCATAGTTTTGTTTTTCAATCGTATCTTCTTGTTCAAGATGTACTCTCATTCTGTTAGCAATCTTGTTCCGATACTCTTGATTAAGTCTTATTCTTGACATTTAACACTCCATTTCTTTTGTTAATAGTAAAGGACTTTCATATTTTAAAATTGAATATGTTCTGTCCTCTCTCTTGTTTATTAATTTATAACCTTGCAACATATCAATCGCCTTGTTATAATCATTAGTACAATCCTCAATGTGATAAGTATTATCACTATGTTCGTATTGTGTTTCTTCTATTATTAAGTACATCATATTATCCTCTTTCATTGGTTGATTTATTTGTATCTTACATTATATAAGATTAAATGTCAACAACTAATTTAAAAAAAGTTTCAACCTATACTAGAATTGGGTGCGACAACTTTGCTCTTGACTTCTCTTATAAAATCTTATATAGTATTGGCATAGTCTTCATTAGATTTTATCGACTATAAACTATAAAATCGGGACAACTACAGGTTGAGTTAACAGGAGTCATCCTACCTTTCGCAACCTGTACTGATCCCTGATCCTTGGTATGTGCCAGATAATCTCACTAGTGGAGCCAAGGATCTGGGATCAGAACTAGTATAGGGCGCCTGAACATTTTTGGGCTATATCTTAGGTCGCGATACATTGCTTGTATGGGTAATCCGAAAGGCCTTGTGGAAAGCCTCGCCTACGAGCCACTAGTACTGATCCCTGGTCCAGTAATGTATGAAGACGATGAAAAACTCGCAGAGACTCTGGCTGGACCTGGGATCAGTTACAAGCATCAAGCGACAAGCCTGAAAATAATGCTTGACAATTGGTCTGGGATATTATAAGATATCTTATTAACAAAAAAGAAAGAGGATAAATGAGTACACGATCAAATATAGCAATACAAAAACCAGATGGAACTATCCTGTCGATATATGTTCACAGTGATGGTTATCCTGACGGCGTTGGTCAATGTTTAATTGACAACTTTAAAACATATATCTCAGCAGAGAAATTGTTCAGATATGGAGATGCCAGCTACCTGGGATCTACCTTGAAAGAGTGTAGTTTCTACGGAAGAGATTGGCAACGCGAGCTGGATCCCGCAACGGTGCATAAAAACTTTGAAAGTTTTAAGACGCACTATGCAGGTGATGTGTTTATAGAGTTTGTCTATTTATACAAAGACGGACAGTGGCTGGTGAGTGACAACTACAGTAAAGCAGAGCTTGAGTTCGTTCCTGTTACAGAGCACAAAGACTATTCAGGAGAGCACAAAGGCATGACTGAAGTTGAGATGATCAGCCAGATAGGCAACGCCCTGAAAGGCGCTGGCTTTAAAAAAGAAGATATAAGTATGCAATCATGGCAAAGCAAAAAGAAACTAAACTAAAAATAACAGGCTGGGCGCTTCAGGTTACCTGGAGCGACGGCCGTGATGAAACCATCCTGGACCTGGATGATGAGACAGCCGGCGCGGTGGATACATTCTTAACTGAGCTGGAGGATGAAAGGGCCACTTTAGAATGATTCTAAAGAAGAAAAAAATTCAACCTGAAGTTGCAAGCGTCAAGCAACAAGCGGCAAGCGTCAAGCAACAAGCGTCAAGCAACAAGCGCTTGACAAGCCAGGAATATAAGATTATATAAGATTTAGAAAGCGAGGAAATTATGAAACTAAAAGAAGCAAAAGAAATAACCGGGGGCCTAAGCTCACCGTCTAAGATGCCGGGCTACGCGTATAACCTGCCTGCCTGGAGATGTATCACAGGTGTGAAGCTGCAAGCCGTGGCGGGCTCTGTCTGCGCTGGCTGTTACGCCATGAAGGGCCGGTACAGGTTCAGGAACGTTAAGGAAGCATTAGAGCGAAGGCAACAGTCACTGGTCCATCCGCAATGGGTGGAAGCAATGACCACGCTGGTCACGCATTACAGCAAGAAGGTGCCCTTCTTCAGGTGGCACGACTCTGGGGACCTGCAGGGGGCTCAGCATCTCAAGAACATATTCGAAGTCTGTAACCGGACGCCACAGGTACAGCACTGGATGCCAACCCGGGAGGTGAAGCTGTTAACGCTCATGGATCCGGACGTGGTACCAAAAAATTTAATTATTCGTGTGTCCTCGCATATGATAGACCAGGGGCCAGTTAAGTTCTGGCCTCATACGTCAACAGTTGTTCAGGCAGGCAAGACCTGCCCGGCAGCTGAACAGGGGAATGCATGCGGTGACTGTAGACAATGCTGGGATAAGACTGTAAACAATGTTGCATATCCTAAACACTAAAAAAACAAAATATACTTTCATGTATAGATCCAGGGACGGGCATTATATGCGCCCT